GCGAAAAGCTTACTAAAGTCCTCGGTTCTCCCTCTCTTATCCATAGCCATATAAGACGCACCTACAGGCTCGTGGAAAGTAATAGGATTAACCTCTCCGTCCGCGTGCTGTGGCGTGTACACAGGTTCCCCGTTGTCATTTACAATTAGAGAACCTATCCTTAGCGCCTCGATGATACGGTCTTTTTCTTTTTCAAAGGACTTTTTATCATCCTCTCCCATAGATGCCATATCTATGTCTAGGTCCATAGTATCCGCGAATCTAGCGAACTCTGCCTCCGCTGTTTGTCTATCTACTTTGTACTCTCTACTCATTGGTTACTCCTTACTTATCCCCGTCATTATTAAAATTATCGGTGATAAAATTACACAATAATTCAAACTCCATAAGTGTTAGCCTAGCTTCGAATGTGGCCGACCTTTCCTTACTATAACTTTGTAATACTACCTTTTGTTTCCTGTGATTCCTACTAAAGCTTTTAACCTGTTCAGAATCAAGCGTACTTAATTGTTTCATTGGTTACTCCTCGGTTTATTGTTTTGTTAGTTTCCCCGGCCCCATTAGTGACACAGAGGTAACAGCGTTTTGGCTACTTGTCTGTAACTCTCCGTTTATCATAGCTTGCCCCCCATACGTAACACCAGATGCGTACGTAATAGCGACAGGGAAAAAGTCCTTAGCGTCGGATAGACTTTGGAGGAATTCTTGGTCCGCCCTACCGTCATCCGTAACTAAAGACAATCCATCAAGCATAAGAGGCGTACGTGTCTTGATTATTCTAGCCGTACCGTCCCCGTTAGCTTGGACCTCATTTTCCCACCCTCCTAGCTTACGCTGGGACTCTGCGTCCGCGGCTACCGCGAACTCTCTACCGTTTAGTGCGATAGACTCAATACTTCCACCTACTGCCGCCATATTATGCTCCTTTTATATTTTTACGAAACTACCGCAGACGTTCCGAAATAAAACCCGAAATTAAGGTCTACAGATATTACGTTAGTGTTACCCGATAGCTGAACCGTGGTAGCCACATTTAGACGCTTAGGGTTAAGTGCGTCGATCTCTGCCAGCGTGTTAGCTTTAGCCGTATCTGGGTCGCTAATAATAGCCGATAGTCCTAGACTGTCAAGCATAGCACCTACTGCCGCTACCGCCATTTTAGGCTTTTTAGCGGTCGGGTTACTTGTTGGTTGATCATCTGGGATAAGCGGTGCCCCGTCCCATTCCGCTGTAGCGAAAATAAGATCAAGGTTAAACAGGATATTTTGTAGCTTAACGATATCTACTACAAATCTATATGCAGGTGTAGGGTCTCCCGTTGGGTGGTAGAATGTAACCACATCCGCGATATTTACTACCCCGTCCTTAACCTCGATAGTAGAACTCCCTGCTTTTACCGCTACGTCTCTGTCCGTGTATGTCCATTGGTCGCCGTCCGCTCCCGGTGTAAGACCTGTAGCCGCTTGACTACCATAGTCCTGCGGTGGGTTGTTGTTAGCTACTTTAACGATACGCGCCAACTGTCTAGCCGCTACTACGAACGGTAAGTCATTAGACCCCGGAGCTACCAACTGCGCGTTAGTCTTATCCGTTGGTCTAGCGTCTGATACTACCGTCGCGTTAGCTACTGTAGTCGCTGTGTTACCTGTAAATACTACAAGCGGCTTACGTACAAGCGCGCCCCATCTTCCATCTCCGAAAGTAGAGTACAACCCTAGCGTAGTAGTGTCCGCGATATCGAGGCAGTTAAGCATCATCGTTTCCCACACGTTACCTACTTGGTTAAGTGCTGTAGTTACGTCTGGGTTGACTAGTCCCCCCGTTAACTGAGTAACTGCGAACGTTAGACCAGCTACAGTTCCTACGATCTCTACGTAAATATCGTTAGCACTTGTACCCGCCCACTTAGACGTTAGGTCTGACGCATTAGTAGTTCCGTTAGCCACGGCAGTTACAGGCATTTCCAAAACTGCGTTAATAGCGTTAGTAATAGGTCCCTCTAAATCTACGCCGAGTGTACCTGACGCGATAACGATAGCCTCGGATACTATGTTATTGATCTTAACATATACTACCCCCGCCTCTGTAGAGGTTCCCGTAGCTGTAACGCTACCCGTCGCCGCTACCCCTGAAACATCATCCGCCAAAGGATACACGGTTACCGGGATAGTGCCTACTCCGTCTCCGTTAATAGGAAATAACTGTCTAACAGCTAGATGGATAGGGGACCCGTAACCGTAAAGCTCCGCGGCTTGTACCGCACTCGTTACCTGTGTTTTTGTCGTGCTGAAAGTGGCCGCAGTATTACCCTGCCCCACGACCGCCACACGTTGAGGTAAATATAGGATACTACCTTGTCGTAGGTCCTTAAATACCGTCTGTATACCGACGACACGCGCAACCGCTGAGGCGTCTATAGCTGTACTAATTGCCATTTTACACTCCTTTTTTATAATGGATAACTGTAGTCCGCGTTGAGAACTACTTGTCCGTCCTCTGCGCGTGTAACTGTTGCTGATACTAATTCTAACATATTTTCAGTGTATTGCGGTGAAAATTCGTTAAAAACCACTTTTAAAACCAATCGCGCCCCTACTATGTTCTGTACCGAGTTGGTACCTAGCTGGGGCTGGAAAATATTAACCGACTGAGGCCATCGCGACCAAATAAAACCACGTAGACCCAAGTACGTATATGGCCCTGCCATAAGGATATTACGCACAAGTTTAAGCGCCCTTTGAACGTTTAAAGAGGCCTCCAAGTCTCCCGGGTTATGCCCGGTTCCATTAGCTGAACTCACACCCGCCCCGTAACAATCTATATTATAAATAACCTCGGCTTTTTGCCTTTCGAATATGTCGCTAGCTTTTGGGTCAAAAGTGGAGCTATCGTACCATATATTAACCACGGGTGTAGTATCAATAGGTCCACTCTCTCCCAGATAGTGCTCTATAGGGTTGGTACGTTCCGTATATACTTTTAAGTCCCATAACGCGGGGTCTTTACTTGCCGCGGTTGCTAGCGCTTTCTGACTAGCTACTTCGGTAACTAGTATAGCCGCTATCTGATCTCTAACGATCTCAAAGTTATCCTGCTTGTCTATTAGTGCGTCGATCATTCGTAAAGCTCCAATATACAAGATAGTATACCTATCATACGATCGGGGTTAGACTGTACAATCTTAAAAGTGTGGCTAGTCCCGTTTATATCGTCAAAAGTAACGCGCCACGGTTTCGATGTGGTATCAAATACCCCTTTCGGTAGCTCTGTATACCCTGCGGCATATATTGAGGATATACGTAACGCTACGGATGCGGACCGTCCGCTAACAGCTTCTCCCGTATCCGGGTCTATAACCTGCGCTATATCGTTGGAAAAACCTGTTAAAGGATTAGTACTTGTAAAATCTGTAGGGGATGTTAAGATCACAGGCCAGCCGAAACCTGTAGCGCCATCCTCTAAGATCGCGCCTAAGTCCTGCTCTGCTTGTAGTCTTAGTCCCATATTTTAAGCCTTTTTGATTAGCTTTCTAGTTTTTAAGTCCTCGATAGTTTCATCCGAGTATAGGCCATCCTCAATAGGTGCCCCGCTCTCGATAATTCCTTTAGGACTCGTAAGTGATACCCCATCGGCTACAATGTAACCTGCGATAACTTCGGTAGCTTCCTCTACTTTTGCCCCCGCGGTTTCCGCTTGCGTTTCTGTGCTTGCGTCCGCTACTTTGGCTCTGAGGTCTTTAACAAGATCAGATAACTCTTTATTGTTAAGCCCCTCCGTTTCGATACTGATACCAAGTTCTTCGGCGAGTTCCCCCGCCGTTTTGATAAGTTCTTTATTACTAGCCATTACCTACTCCTTAGTGTTATAGACCTGTAGTCAAACATCCAAATGAGTCGATGTCTGTAGGAATCATTAGAGGTCTAGTCCCCGCCTGAATCATTAACGTTTCGTCGTCCTCTGTTACCCACGCGCTTATCGTTGCATCAAGCATAGCCCCCGGTACAGATAGCCTCTGAGTAAGCCCCGCAGGTACTCTCGAGTCCACACGTCCCGTGATCTTAGGGATACTTCCGAACGTTGCATCAAGCCTACCCATAGACGCTCTAACGATAACCTTACCGTTATCCACGAACTTAACCGCATTACCTGTCTGAGGGTCTTTATACTGACCGTCATAAGTGAACATATCGTATTTATAGTTACCGATCTCGACCGTTCCCCTATAAATACCGCCGTTACCCATACGGTTAAGAGGTACGATACCGTTGCCCTCGATACGTCTATTATCGAGTCTGTCTTTTACCGCCTGATCTTGGATAAATGCCTCGTAAGCAGTTTCCCCAAAGATCAACATATCCGGGCTTTTTAGTCCGTTAGTTCTGATAACGTTAGCTAGGGACTGAATATCTGCCAGCTTTGTAGACGATGCACTAGACCACGCTGTACCTGCTGTAGGGAAATGTGCCGCTTTAGGTGCATAGTCAATCGTATAGATCGCGGTACCGCTCGAATCTGTTAGCGTGATCGTACCCGTTTGTAGTACTTGGCTCGCTTGTTGCTCGATAGCACGCATAATCTTAGCTTGTAGCTTTGCCGCCGCTCTCACACCTTTCATAAGTGCTTTAGCGATATAGCTAGCTGAACTATACGGGTTCTCTCCCGGCATCCTACCGATTAGAGAGTACGCGCTGATAGGTGTAGCCTCTTTGTGAATCGGT